ATATAACGAATTGTATATTCAAATATTTTTTTTATGGATGGAACACAACGAAGGTCGACAATATGAGTAGAATGTTTAATAATGCTACAAATTTTAATCAATCAATAAATTCATGGGATGCATCGAATGTAACTAATATAGAACGTATGTTTTGTAGGGCAATAAATTTCAATCAATCACTTAATTCATGGGATGTATCGAATGTAACTAAGATGTGTGGATTGTTTTGTTGTGCAATAAATTTCAACCAACCACTCGATTCATGGGATGTATCGAATGTAACTATTATGAGTAGTATGTTTTGCGGTGCAAAAACATTTAACCAACCAATAGATTCATGGGATGTATCGAATGTAACTAAGATGGGTAATATGTTTTGCGTTGCAATAAATTTCAATCAACCAATAGATTCATGGATAATTACTAATGTAACTAATATGGCTTATATGTTTTGTGGGGCAACAAAATTTCAACCAACCAATAGATTCATGGGATATGTCAAATGTAACTAATATGGCTTATATGGTGAGCCCAATACATAGAATGGGTGTATCCAATCATATATTGAGAATTAACCAATTAAAATATAAATTGGTTAATTCTCAATATTCTTATATAAAAAAAAACATATATTATAAAGACATAACACAATATGAATGATCCTGATTTAATAAGTAAATTAAAATTTGTTGGTAGAATTAAACAAAATGAAAAAGTTAATACAAAATACCTATACACACAGCCTGATAATTATGTAACATCAATAACACGAAGTTTGGTATACCAAGATAGCCGTGAAAATTTAGTAACATTTTTAAACGATATTATGGGCAAAGCTACTACACTAATTGAAGATTATTCAGTTTCAAATGACATGTCGAAAAAAAAGTTATGTATGAATGTATTTTCAGATTTCATTAATTCAAAAGAAGGATTAAAGAATCTAATAGTAACATATAAAGATGATGTAATGTTTGGATGTAGATTGGATACATTAATTCAACAGATTGAATCGAAGGAATTTGAATTTAATGAAAAATTAAAAAGAATCGGTATTTTTAAAAATAGATATTCATTAAAAACCGAACCATCCATTACTGGTTCATTAAAAACCGAATCATCCATTACTGGTTCATTAAAAACCGAATCATCCATTACTGGTTCATTAAAAACTGTCCCACTCAGCACTGATTCATTAAAAACTGTTCCACTCAGTACTGGCACATCATCAGATACATCATCGTCGGATACATCATATGATACATCATCGTCGGATACATCATTGCCATCATCATTGCCATCATCATTGCCATCATCATTGCCATCATCATTGCCATTAGCACCACAATCTATGTCAATCCGTATTGAAGATGCCATACCTAATTCATGGACTTAATATAACAAATGTTAATAACTAAATCATAATGTATTTATATAAAAAAATAAATATATATAATTACAATTACAATTACAATAATTACAAATGAATATTCATTATAACAAATATCTAAAAAAACTATCAGTTGAAACAGATTTAATAGTTTCAAAATTATTAAAGAGTACAATAAAAAAAATTAAAAAAAAAGGGATTAAAGTATATATTATACCAATCCACAATAATTATGGATATTATATTACAGACATATCATATGACATAATTTCTGAAAAAATTGGATATGATTTTATAGATGAACCATTTATGATTATTCCATTAAAAATAAATCATGATAATGAGTTAGATGTTCAAGATGGGGGTATTTATATTCAACATAATGTTCAATATAAAAAAAAAGAATGTTTGCAAAAAATATTAGAAAACGATTTTGGAAATAAATATGAGTGGGATAAAACGAAGGCAAATGATATATTTATTAAATATTGATTTATTTTTTTTTTTTACCTAAACTATTTAATTTTTCCTTGACTCTGTTCTCCTCCGCTTTAAGTTGTGCCAACCCAGTTGTATTCAATGTAATGGATGATCTCAATTTAGAAACAGTTGCTTCCAATTTGATTAATGCTTTATTATTTTTAGCAATACTGTTCTCGTTTGTTTTTATAAAAGAATTTTGACCTAAATTTATTGAGTTTTGAACTCCGGGGCCATTTGATGATTCTGAAGTAGAAAGATGGTTAATACAATCAGTTGTTTTATTGTTCATAAATTCTTTATTGTTCGAAGAATAAATTAAAAATAAAAATGCGATAATAGATACAATTGATATTAAAACAATACAATCTTTGAAATTAATTTGAATAGTAGCGAAGTGCATTTATATTATTTAGTTATATTAAATTATGAAATAATTACTTTATGCATTGCGGTGATGCATCAATCGAGAATCTCTTTTTATGACATTTATTATGACATCCATTTGGACATCCAAATAAAGTTCCATTTACACATTGTGCGCAAAAACCTCTTGTTCCATTATTAGACTGTCTGTAACATGAACACTTACTATTCCTTTCTTTATAAGAGTATGTTCTTCTTCTATATGGTTTAATATCTTTTTGAAATTGTAAATCACCTAATATAATAAATGTTATAACAATAAGTGTGAAAATTATTAATAAATAAATTTTATTCATATAGATATATGTTAGATATCTTTTATAAAAAACACCGAATGAACATTAATAACCAAGTAATAAAAAAGTATAATTATTAGTATACCAATTAACCATTTCATATTATATTATATTATATTATATTTAGATAAAAAAAACAATATTGTTTTAATACAACAAACTTAATACAGCAAACTTAATACAACAAACTTAATACAACAAACTTAATACAACAAACTTAATACAGCAAACTTAATTATGGATTATTCGTGGTAAAAATATAATATAAGTAATTAATATATGAATGTTAAAAATTTTTGCTCAAAAGGAAATCTGGTAACGGTTAGATGTAACCCTGGTAATCGCAAACTTTGGTTTAAAAATCAAGATAAAATAGACCCCGTTCAATCAAATATTCAAAATGGATGTTGGATATGCAATATTGATCAACAACAAAAAGAGAATAGTAAATTATGTGAGAGATCATTGTTTAATCCAAATACAGGACCATGTGAATTTGTATATGATGTTAATGTTATTCGTGGAATGCAGCAATCTGATTTTAAAACACATCCAATCAGATAAAATAATATAAAATAAAATAAAATAAAATAAAATAATATAAGATAATACTATATGGAGTATTATGTTATGAAAAAAACTTCAACTGGGGTTAATTTTTTAGAAATGGATTCATCAAATAACTTTAAAAATGTATTGGAAAAAAAGATAAACTCATTGAAAACATTAATAAAACATCCAGATAAAAGAATAATAGTATATTGGATGAGGCATTGTCAGAGTTGTGCTAATATAAAATATAAATTAGACCCATCACGTCATTTAAGTACACCTGCGTGTACACAGAAAGGATTATCAATGTCTCTTGCAATAGGTCAAGAATTATTGCAGAAAAATGTTAGTTTTGATCAAGTGATGTGTTCCCCTTTACCACGAGCAATGATGACTGCATATTTTGTTTGTAAAACATTGGGACATACTGATATCACAGTTATACCACATATTTCAGAAAAAACATCGATTGTTAATAATCATGCGCCATATGGGACTGAGACCTCAAATGCAGTTTCATTTAAAGAATGTAAAAATTGGGTGTCAGCGTTAAATTCATTAAAAAAGGGACCATCTGTTGAAATTGATATAAATGAAAAAGAGTTAAGAAAAGCATATAATGGATATAATAAAAAAAATTTTGTAATTAAGGGTAATATTCATAAAGATTATTTAAAATTTTTGAAAAATGTCCTTATTGACACGGGTGACGCAGATGAGTCAAATGTATTAATAGTAAGTCACCAGCATTATATAAAAAACATAGGGAAGCCCTTTGGGTTATCTGGGAAGATTCAAAATAATAGAATTGTAAAGGTTGAATATAATATAAGGAATGATATAATAGTTGCTACTGATTTTGAATATAATGAATATAAAGATTTAAAAACAAAAGATATTCATGATTATTATGGTGATAAATTTTTGAAAAAATTAAAAATAGTTGATTGTAAGCATTTGTATAGCAACAGTAGCAATATGGAAATTAATAAAAATAACAAATACAGGAAACGCAAGTTAAAAACGTTATCTAAAATGTCAAATATAATAAATTATTTATAATGTTTATTTCAAAATATTTTATGATGAAATAAGTTGTTGTAATATGACCAAGTCAATCGATGAATCTAATTCAGCTCCATTGGAAACCAAGTTTGGTAAGAATTCTTTTTTAAAGAACCATCCTGAACATTTAGCATTCCACCATCCTTGATTGCCACATCCGTCATAATAATATTTTTTACCATAATCGTTATGGTGGGGGTGGGCAATTAATACAACACCTTTTCCATATGTAATAATCGTCATATCATGTAATAATGGTATGGGATCAATACCATCCTCAATACCATCTTCATTACCATCTTCAATACCACCTTCAACCTCGTCGTTAATTATATTGTTGACAAGAGTATCATCTGGAGTTGAAGTAGGTTGCGTAGTCGGTGTAGTATGTGTCGTCTGTATAGGTGATACTGGAATACTATTGTGATCAACTTCAGGTGGTATTGTAATACCATCTGGCCCATCTGGCCCATCTGGCCCATCTGAACCATCTGGCCCATCTGAACTATTCGGAACACTGTATCCTATATTGTTGTTATTGATTGATATAAGTTTATATGTATTTAAATCTATTTTTGCAATAATTGTATTTTTATTTATTTCGATAAATTTTTGCAAAAAATTCTCTTGAGGTTGATATACGTTTTTTTGTTTTTGGGAAGACATAAATGATATTTTTTTATCACTCAAATCTTGAATTGTAATATATGCATAATCCATTTTTATAAATATATAAATTATGATTTAGGTTATATAAAATCATTTTTTATAATCAACATTATTATAAATGAATATGAATAAAGACCTTTACAAAGACCTTTATAAAGACCTTTACAAAGAGTTAGGGTTACATAAAGATGTAACTGACAATGAAATAAAAACTAAATATAGAATATTAGCCAAAAAATATCACCCAGATCGCAATGATGGTAAAGAGGACAAATTTAAAAAGATCCAACATGCTTATGAAATTTTATCAGATAAAATAAAAAGGCGTAAATATGACAATTCAATGAAACCAATGACATCAAACACGTTTTCATCAAACACATTTTCATCAAACACATTTTCATCAGTGTTTAGAGGAGGTGGGGGGGATATAAGAAAATCACGCAGACATTCAGGTGGGGGAGATACATCATTAAATATTAATATTAAAGTAACATATAAATTAAAAGAAATATTCTATGGAGGTAAAAGACGACTTACATATAATAGAAAATTAATATGCGATATATGTGATGGACATGGATGTGAAAATTTAGAGCATATTAATAGTTGTATACAGTGCAATGGATATGGTCAGATTAAGAGCGTAATAAACCTAGGGCATCAATTTATACAATCAATGCAGGAATGTAAAAGATGTGGTGGTTATGGGAAATACATTAACCCAGAACATAGATGTACTCGGTGTAATGGGTCTAAAATATATAATAAAAAAGAAATACTAGAAATAAATATACCAGTTGGTATAAATAATAATAATAAAGTTAAATTTAATAATATGGGACATAGTGGTGGACATTTAATAATAACATTTATAGAAGAATATGATGCATCATATAAAAGAATTAATGATGATTTTATATTTTTAAGAAAAATAAATGTATATAAAATGATTAATTATTCAGAAATAATAAATCATCCAGAATTAGGTGATATTATGCTATACCATGATAAAGCAATTGATTTAACCAAAATTTATTATATTTGTGATAATGGATTCCCAAATATTACAACAAACAAAAAAGGAAAATGTTGTATTAAATTTATTTTTAATTATATCGAAATAATAGATACATCGTTAATTAAGAAAGATCTTGATAACATAGATTGTAAAAAATATAATATTAAATAATAATATATGTATAGTAGAATTAATACATTATTAGACAACTATAGATTAATATCAATAAAATATACATTGAAACTAATTAAAGAAAATGAGTGTAATAAGTTATTATTAGAAATATTAATAGATATTAAAAAAGAAATAAATAAAGATATAATACAACTTATAAATAAACCTGATAATATATGTGATCTTGAAAAAAAATCAAAACAAATATTAGAAATTTATTATATTATTTATAATAATAGACGTTCTTCTGTTAATTCGTATAATCCAGAGTCAGATCAAAATTTAACTGAATTAGATAAACAAAATCAGAATAGAATTAAACATTTATTCAAAATAATTAAATAGTTTAATCATTCATAATATATATCGTCTGCATCGTCTGCATCGTCTGCATCGTCTGCATCGCTTATGTCGTCATAATTACTGTAATATCGAGCATCACTTGAATCATATGAATCGCTTACATAGCTTGTATTACTTGTATCACGTGTATCATCGAATTCGTCTGCTTGTTCTGTATATTTAATCATTTTTTCTTCATAATCATGTTCGACTTGTTTGATATGATAATAATAATCCTCATAGCACCTTACATCTGGAATTCCTTCAATTCTCATTTGAAGTGATTTTATATCACCGTCAAACCGTTCGCTTTTTAGATGTTTTGTTGTCATGTATGTTAATTGTTCTTCTCTTAGTTTGATATATCTCATCCACATTTGTGAACAAAACATTTTATCAATATCTTGACGGTACCACTGTTCTTTCCACTCGTAATTTGGTCCAGAGAAAGATATTGTGCTAATTTTACGTTCAGGTAGAGAAGGTTCATAATTATCATAATTACTTCGATAAGGCGGTTTTATATTTGATCCTCTATTCCGGGATCTCCTGGGTTGTTCAGGAATGTTATTAGACAAATAATCAGATCCATTCTGATTTTCATCATTACTGTTGTTTATATCGTCAGAATTTATATCAGAATTAGAATCCATTTCAATTCTGATGTTAGGTTCGATGTTAGTTTCGATGTTAGTTTCGATGTTAGTTTCGATGTTATCCTTAGATTCACTTGGGCAATATTTACCCTGAAGTTCCAAGAATCGTTGTTTTACATGTTCTTCCTCCGGACATGATTGTCTTTGTATTGTTTTATCCGTTTTTGTAGGAATAGTCAACACTATATGTTCCCATGTTTTAAATAAAATTGTTGATTTAGATTCCAATTTCGTAGAAGTACCATGTTGTTTGATATTATCAGATTTATTTTCTGATAATTTTTTATTTGTTCTTGTTGTATTCATTTTATTATAATTTAATTGATGATAAATATAATTATAAATCAGTTTTTATATGATCCCCCAATAATTAAGCATGGTTATAACATACAGTCCAATATACAGTCCAATATGCATTATTATTATTATTATTATTTAAGTTATTTAAGTTATTTAATCTAATCATATATTATAATGGCTGGTAACAATTGTATGTCAGGGGCTATACATTTAACAAAAGATCAAAGGATAAACTTATTAAAAGCATCCTATTATAAATCAAGGTATTCTGCAACAAAACAAATTTGGGTTTCTCCAAGTCAATTACAAGAGGTACCCGGAGATGGAATCAGAGGACCAATCCAATTTTCATCAAAACATTTTACTGGAACTGATGGATGGGGGGCTACTTTGGCACAGCCAACAATGGATAATTTATCAGGATTTGGATGTAATGTTGGGATAAGTGGATTTTCAGCAAAACATGGATATTGTGGAACAAATAATGGTAGTGTTGGATATAGCTGTAAAAAGGAGGAATTCTTCCCAACAACTACACCCTTACCAGAATTGCCCAATATTGCGACAATAACGTCTGCATTCCAATATAGACAAGAAATCTATAAAAAATATGGCAATAACCCATTATATTGTGACGGGTGTGTTACAAATTCAGAAAATGATCCACATTTTATTAATCATAATGATGGGTTTTTTTTTAAAAATTGATTAATTATTATAATATTTACATTAAAATTATAATAAAATGAATACAACAAATAAAGAATTTAAGATGATTCCCCAAAATAATAATACAATAACATCCAACTGTTCAGTGTGCAGAATAAATGCAACAAACCCTATATATTGCCCGTCCTTGCATATCGATCATATTATGTGTATAGACTGTGCGGAGAAGTGGTTTTTATCAAAGGGTGTTAATAATTTCAACTGCCCATTGTGTAGAGAGCCATATGATTATGCTGTCAAATGTTTATTATATATACGCCAACGGCGTCAACGACGCCAACAACGTCAACAACAACGTGGGCAACGTGAGCAACAACGTGAACAACAACGTGAACAACAACGTGGGCAACGTGAGCAACAACGTGAACAACAACGTGAACAACAACGCCAAATACGTGAACAAGAGTATGCACATTCCAATACACATTCCAATACACATTCCAATACACATTCCAATATTGATATGGATGATGATAATTTCAACAGAATAGTAGGAAATATTAATTTTGACGGAATCGGACATGATTTAACAGAATGCCCTGAAATACAGGACATGTGATGAAATACAAGGACATGTGATGAAATACAGGACATGTGATGAAATACAAGGACATGTGATGAAAATGTAAAATGACGACTTGATATAGTCTGAAAATATTGCATTAAAAAATCTAACTATATAATATAAAAATGTTTCAAAAATTATTATTAAAACATATAGGTGGGGGGATAGCAAACTCACGGCCATCAATGGTAAGATTACTTATAATTATGTTAATTATGTTCTTAATTAGATCTGGTATAGTTATGATTGCATATAATTCAGTTGGTCCAAAATTAACTGCAAATATTGGTGGTTATAATTTCACACCATTAAAATTGAAAGATGCGATGATACTTGCAATTTTAATAAGCAGTTTATTTTTTTAAATATATTATCAAATAAATTAAACTTTATATCTATATAAATAATATAATGAATGGCGAGGATATATTAAAACCCAACTCATTGGTGTTTTCAGATATTGATTCATCTAATTCACCGATAACAGTTGACAATCCAAACTTCAATGACACTGGGGAAGATATTAAAACAATGTGGGCAGAAGAAGGGCCTCTTAATTATAAAAATAAACAAAATAAAAAATTAAAAAGAGTATATAATTTATCAGTTGTTGATATCGCAAAAAAAATCGCAAAAACATTTCTAGACATACTTGATGATTTAACATCATTCGCAACTATGAAAAATAAGAAATATAGTGATGTAATTACAATTTTTATAAAGAATGAGCGACTTGTGTATATTGGAATATCATTAATATTGGTCGCATTTATTACATTTTTAATATCAGCATCATCAGAATCATCCGCATCATCAACATCATCAGTATCGCCGATTAGAATAAAATTAATATAACATTTATTATTATATATTATTAATAAATGAAAGATTTTGATTTTGATTTTTTATTAAATGAACGGTACTTTATATTATATTTATTTTTAGTATTTATATTGTATAATTTATTTAGGTATAAATTTGGATTTAATTCATTTACAAATATTTTGTTTACTATCGTAATAATTATTTATATTATATATTCTCATAGGGATTTATTCATAAATAGGTTTTATACAAATTTTTTGATAAATGATGGGGAAAAATTCATACGTAAAATAATTGGAGATAATAACATAAATAACGATTTAACAGTATTATTATATAATGCAAGAATTTTATATCCATTTGACAGAAAGAATTATATAGAATGCTTAAAACATGCAAATAATATATCACAATTAAAAATAAGGTTGAATACATGTCCTCAAAAGAAACAAATAAAAATTAATTTGAAAAATGAATGCCAGAATTTAGTAAATACATTTAGTTCAATAAATTATAGTTTACATTATTCTGATAAATCACATCACGGATTTTTAAAAGAGTTGCGTATTATGATGTATAATTATTGTTATACACATCATCAGTTAGAAAATGTTGACTCAAATCATGAAAACAAAGGTGTAGAAAAAACCTTTAACTATTATCTTGTATAGTTACTGTTTTTTATTGGTAGCTTTTTTTTTAACAGCTTTTTTTTTAACAGCTTTTTTTTTAACAGCTTTTTTTTTAACAGCTTTTTTCTTGGTAGCTTTTTTTTTAACAGTTTTTTTCTTGGTAGCTTTTTTTTTGGTAGCTTTTTTCTTAACAGCTTTTTTCTTGGTAGCTTTTTTCTTTTTGCCAAAAAACATGTCAATAATACCTCCACCAATTGCACCTTGGCTTGCACCCATTGGGTCAAAACCATCAGGGGTTGTTGTGGGTTGTGCTGCAGAAGGGGGCATAATACTTTTAACGATTGATTGTGGTGAAATATAAGGGGATTTTGTAAATGCGTGAAAATCTGCTAAGTCAGTCCAACTAAATTCAATTGGTTGTAAAGAACGAGATCTCTGGCTCATAGACCAATCCGAACCACCTCCTAGAATTTCAACTGCATGATGTGCCTGATTTTTTCGCACAGAACTAAAATGGTTACTACTGTCAACAAATTTTGAAGTATCAGCAGCACTATCGCCAGTGCAATCTGTATTACATACGGATGTTCTTCCACCACCATTCATTTGTGATTTCGGATTAAAATATCTAGAAGGATTACCCCCTTTACTTAATTTTCTAGATTTTTTGGTTTTGTTTGATCCTCCTTTGGATCCGGAATAATCGGTTGATGGATTACACATACCCATTCCAGATTGGAATGGTTTAAAATCATGTTGTGGAAAACTAGTATTGTTCATTATATTAATACTTTATATTTTAATTAAATATAAAATATATTTTTTTGCTTAAGTTTCTATTAAAGATCTCCGCTTATATGAGTAGGTAAATTATGACCGAATACAATCATATATGATGATGCTAACAATCCGCATAATACTGATCGAGACAATGCCTTTGCACTACTTTGTTTTAATATATATTTCATAATAGTGTACAATATAGCAGCAATAATACTGCCATGTAAAACCATAATTAAAGGACCTTCTTTCATTTTATAATATAACAATATATTTAAATTAATCAAATCGAACAATAATTTTAACATCATGTTTTCTAACTTGTTTTGTTGCAGATATTGATAATTGTGTTCTTTTTTTATTTTTTTTTTGAACATAATGTTTTTTAATTGAATTATTCATATCATCTTCAATGTGGTCTAAACTATTATTTACATATTTTAAGATATCATTTTCGATAGCCCATCTAAAAAAATTTAATTGCCCAATTGTAGTTTCAATTTCATCAGATGTTTTTGGAATTTTAAAAATAATTCTTTCTCTGCGACAGAATGGATCAAATTGTTTTTTTGAATAGGCCTTTAGTTGTGCTTTATATTCAAGATAAACAATAAAATTTTTGATATTTTTTTCTTTAGAATTAATAATTTTTGACTTAAAATTATAAATAATATTATTTTTTTTTGAATAATTAGTAACAAACCAATCTAATAATCTTAATGAAATTTTTGATTTTTTATTGTAAATTTTTAAAAATTTATTCATATTTCTTTTTTTATTAAAAAAAATATTTAACGATTTTAATAAAATAGTATCTTTATTTAATGATTTATTCATTACAATATAAATAATAAACGCAGTTATATCTTTAAGCAAAATATTCCATGTATCCAAAAAAAAATATAGTATATTTTTATATAATGAGTTGCAATTACAATCAATCGAATTATAATAGTATGTATTATAAAATGGGATTGCCCGGACCAACTGGCCCAACAGGTCCAACAGGTCTAACAGGTCCAACAGGTCCAACAGGTCCAACAGGTCCAACAGGTCCAACAGGCCCAACAGGTCCAACAG